CTAAGTATTGAACCGAAAATGGTGCTTCTAGTGCTCGCGCAAAACAATCAAGGTTTCCACCACTATTTTGAAAAACGCCCAATTCTAAATAATCGCCGGCGTTTAAGGATAAAATAAAAGATTTAGAAATCATTAAATACTGATCATTATTGGCAACTTCCTCGGCAATGTCCACAACTTGCCCACCATTTAAAAACAGAGACATTGTGCGTTTGCCCGTCAAACTTAAACCAAACCGCATTGATGCACTTATCAAATACTTTCCACCTAGACCGGTGGGAATTGTGATTCTTGCATTGCCCGCACCAGTTGGGTGAAAACCATTTGTGTCAATTGCATCTGTGTCAAAAGACAAAGCGGTTAGAGTGTTATTCGCAATGCTTTGTGCTGCTGCATTATAAACTGCACAACCAACAAAATTGGCTGACTTTGCCCATTTTAAACCAGTAGAAGAAGTTGAATCTGCAATAAGTGTTTCCCCGTTTGCGCCGACTGTTAAATTGTCAAAAGTCTGCGAACCGGTGCCAGCAATTAAATCGCCTTTTGCTGCTATCTCTGTGGCCATTGAGTTTGTAATTGTGACAGCACCCGATGATCCACCGCCTGAAATACCGGTGCCAGCTGTCACCGCTGTTATGTCACCAACATCATTTGTGATCCACACAAAATCCATGTTCGTGTTTGAATTCTTTGCAAGAATCTGACCTGTTGTGCCGCCTAAAAGATCAGCCATTGATGAATCGACCGCCTGACCAAATACCTCAAAATCAGCTGGCAAATCCGTGACCAAATCGGTCGGTGTCGGCATTTGCCAGTTAAAATTTGATGTCGGGTTTGCCATTTTTTCTCCTTACGCTACGACTAAGGCATCAGCCCATGTGAGGCTGTTGCTGATTGTGTTCCATTGCTCTGTGATCGAGACATCCTGCCATTGCATGGCTTGCAATGAAAATGCCAATGGGGAAAGAATAGCCGTGACCGATACAGCGTTGTATGAGGCACGCCATGTCCAACCTTCTACGAAACCAAGGTATGTGCCGGCGGCCATGTTCAGCGGCAAATCATTTATGCGTAACGGCAAACCCATGAAAATGTTGATTAAGGCATCCCGATCAGCATCATCGATTTCCGGGTTGGTCAGCTCAAATGTGATTTGGTTAAAATTGGCTTGTGGATACGATCTAAGCGTTAAATAAAAAGCTGCCTGATCCTCGGCATCGCTGGCATTTTCAATCGTGGTTGTGATGATTTGAGCTAATTTGCCGTAAAGGCCAATCGATGTTGCATCGGAATCCACAACTTCATTGGCTGAATTGTTGCCGTATTTAATCACAATTTCATTTCGGATGTCACCGGCACGGGTTTGGATTGAGAGCGAATTGGCTAAAGCCTGAGCAGCTGAAAGATCGGTGTATCCGTTGGCTGCCAAATAAATTGATCGATGTGTGCTGTCAGCATACGAGATTTGCCCCAATGCGTTTTCGTAAATGTATCCCAATCCCGATGTTGCTAAAGCTGAAACTAATGAATAAACATTGATCGTTGATGAACCACGATTGGCCAACTCGTAATTGCCTGGTGTATCAATCTCACCCAATCCCGTGTTTTGGGCATCTTGCCATTGCTCTGTTGGATCATAGGTTGCCCATTGCAAAGCTGCCGGCACTTCATTCCATGAGTTGATCAATAGATCAGTCAGAATTGTGAGAATCTGATCCCCATCAAAATCCTTAGCCAAAACGCCTTCGGTCAATGCTTTTGGCAATCGAGACAATGCACCCAATGCGAGAATTGACACCGATTGATTGATCCCAACAACGCCCGAAGCAGCAATGCCAATGTCAAATTCTGTAACAGTACCGCCAAAAATGGGCACAAATGTGTTTGTTGAATCTTGCAATTCAATTGTGACACCATCATTGATTTCAATGTCTATGTTGGATTGATCCAGATTGATCAGCTCAAGATTGACATACCCGGCATTTGCTTGCTCATAAATGTTTGTCCGGCCAGATGTGATTGAAAGGTTGGCCAATGCATAATTGGTGTATGTCTCACCGCCAATAATTACGCGCCAAACGGGATTGAAAATACTCATACTGACACAAAATTCGTTGCGCCATTGGTGCCGCGATAGGTTGAATTGTTCAGCGCGTCAACCACAGCTCTTGAGAAACCTTCCTCATCGATGACGGATGGAGAATTGACATTGATTGTCACATTTGGTGTGTTTGATGCAGCCAAAATTCCAGCAAGCGTGTTTGTATTGACACCAGATGTGCCAAATGCAAATGGCTTGTTAGAAGCCGCCATAACACCGGCTAAGGTAGTTGTTCCGCTGGTAAAATCGTCAAAAGCTCCGGCAACATCGGTGACAACTTTTTTGGTCGTTTCACCAATTTTCATGACGGCCGAACTTAATGTTCCGCCACCACCACCAGTTGTACCACCACCACCAGTTGTACCGCCTCCACCTATCCCACCGCCTGTGGTTGTGGTTGCAGCTGGTTTGAAACCAGTTGGCAACGATGAGGCTGGCACGGAAATGCCACCTGTTGAGCTTGAGCCGCTTGATGAACCGATCTTTCCAATGCTGCCAATGTCTGGTCCCGGCTTAATTAAATTTATGCCTCGAATTACAGCGTTAATGCCATCAATCGCTGTGTTCAGAATTGCTTTCAATGCACCCAAAACATTTGAAATTAGATTCAAAACTGTGCTGGCTACTGTGCCGGCAACATTAAAAGCTGCTCCAATGACATTGCCAATGATTGGTGCTGCCGCTTTAACCACATCAAAGAAAGCCTGAAATTCATCTTTGTTCTCAACAACTGTGTTTTTGATTTTTTCAAAAGCTGATCTTAAGCCTTCAAAAATTGGTTGCACAAAACCTTTGATCGAGTCTGCCAAAGTGGTGAGTGTGCCGCCCATGCCGTCTTTCTTTGAGCCAAAGGCATCGGCAACTTTTTGCACAATTGGAATTACCTTTTCTGAAAATAAAGTAGCCAATTCCAAAACCACAGGCAAAAGAGCTGTGCCAATAGTGGTTTTTGCGTTTTCCAATTGAGCTGTGAGAATTCTGGTTTTATTTGCTAGGCCATCGCTTGTGCGCTCAAAATCGCCTTGTGCGGCACCGGTTTGCTTGTAAATTAAAGCTTGAGCTGCTAGCACCTTTTGCTGTGGTGTAAGAGCATTTTTGGTAGTGCTGATGATTCCCAATTCTAAAGCGGCTTGACGCAAAGAGGCATCATCCAACAAAACGCCATACTTTCTCAGCGGTTCAGCTTCTCCACGCAATGCCGATCCAATGGCGTTAATCGCTTCCTCTGGTGATGTGTTGTTAAAAGAGGCTAGATCGGATGAAAGCTTTACAAAGTCAATGGAGAATTTGCTCAAATCCTTGCCGCTTAATCCGGCAGATTTTCCAAATGTGGCAAATGTTGCAGCGGCATCCAATGCCTGTTGCTTTGTCTGGCCGAGTGCGGATGCGGCACCATCGGCAAATTTTTCAATGTCTTGAGCTGTATCACCGAATAAAACGCCAACCTTTGAAATCGTCTCAGATAAATCGGATGCAGATTTGACGGCATCGACACCAATTTTGATTGCCATTGCACCAGCTGCGGCACCTACGGCAGCAAAAGCCAATGCCGCTTTTTTGCTAAAAGCACCGATTTTGCCGGCAAATCCATCCACATCTTTTGAGCCTACATTGAGGCTTTGCTTGAGTTTATCTACATCAGCAAGGATGGAGAGCTTGAGTGTTCTTGATCTTTCGGCCATTACCACTCCTTTAAAATCTTAGAAAATGCATTTTCCCATTGAGAGATGATATAAGGCTGTTCGGCGCGCAATGTTGGATAGATAAAATATCCGGTTGAGCCTCGGCCGTAACTACCTGACCAAATTGGAAATTGCCTGAATTTGTTTGAGCCGAATTCGTAACCGCCCCAAAGCTGTTGCGTGGTACCGCCACCGCTGAATTTTTGAGAAACAAAGCCGTAGCTGATTTCACCAATCTTTGATGACTTACTTACGCGCGATCCTTGAGCAATGCGAATTGCCGCCTTATTTGGGCGGCCACCAGCTG